GTTCGTGTGACCGATGGCACCAACACGATGCCCACCCTGGACACGGTGGGTCGTCGTGGGTTCGTCACAATCACGGACGGCACGAACTCATTACCCACGGGTGATGCAATCGCCAGGGCGATCTTCGTTCGTCAGACCGATGGGACGAACAACGCCACGATCAAGGCGGCTAGCGTCACAGCAGTAGCGGCAGACACCGGGATCGTAGTTGCACCCCGTGCGTCAGCAACCGGTACGCAGACAAGCGTTGCATCAAGCGCAACAAGCGTGCAGCTACTTGCGGCGAATACAGCTCGCATGGGTACGATCATCTTCAACGACTCGACGCAAGTGTGCTTCGTGAAGTTCGGCACGACCGCATCGAACACGAGCTTTGCCTACCGCCTCACGTCGAACTCGACGCTGGAGGTGCCCTATGGGTACACGGGTCGCATTGACGCGATCTGGGCATCTGCGAACGGTAACGCCCGCATCACCGAGATGACGTGATGCCCCTGTTTGATCGTTCCGACGCCTTAATCGCGGAGTCCTTTCTGGTATCCGGCACCACGTTCACGACGGGAGCCACTACTACAAGGATCAAGGTTGCTTTAGTCGGTGGAGGCGGCGGAGGCGGCGGAGGCGGATCTACGGCAGTGAGTGCAGCCTTGGGCTCTGGTGGTGGTGCTGGTGGCTATGGTGTCGTGGTGTTCACTGTAGAACCAAGCACAAACTACACCTACGCCATCGGTGCAGCAGGAACAGGGGCCACCGCAGGTAATAATGCCGGAGGTAATGGCGGCGATACAACCTTCACTGTCAGTGGTGTAACCGTTACAGCAAAAGGCGGTACAGGTGGGCTAGCTGGCGGGGCTGGTGGCACAGCCGTGCTGGCCATTCTTGGTGGATCTGGAGGTGTTGCTGGGTCAAACGGAGACATCAACGCTCCGGGTGCTCCTGGTGACGCCTCATACCGCCTCACAGGGTTACTCGGCTACAGTGGTGCTGGGGCGTCCGGTCCCTTTGGAGGTGGCGCCAATGGAGCATCTGCACAGGCCACGGGTAACGCGGATGGAGGAAATGGTTCAGGTGGCGGCGGTGGCTGCACACTGAACGGTGGAGCTGCCACGGCCGGCGGCGCTGGCACCATCGGGGCCATCTTGGTGCAAGAACTTAGCAACTTGAAGTAAGTACCCCATGCCAATATACACACCGTCAGAAGCATTCATATCATCTTCGTTCATAACGACTGGAACCTCGTTCACAACCAGCCAGACAACAACCAGGATCAAAGTTGAACTATGGGGCGGAGGCGGCGCTGGCGGAGGAGGAGGAACTGCGGCTAGCAATGCTGCTCCGGCTCGTGGGGGAGGGGCTGGTAGCTACGCATTAAAAATATTTGATGTCACACCAAATACAGCATATACATACGCGATTGGTATTGCTGGTGTCACCGGCGGGGCGGGAGCCGTCGCCGGAGGCAATGGAGGTAGTACAACCTTCGCTGTATCAGGTGTAACTGTTACAGCACCTGGAGGTACAGGAGGTGCTGGTACTTCAGCCTCGACCACCGCCGAGAGTCTGCCCGGCGGCGCTGGCGGTGCAGTTGCAACTAACGGTGATGTAAACGGCTCAGGTGAAAGTGGGCATACTGCTGTTAGATTTTCTGGCACTGTAGCATGTTCCAGCAGGGGTGGATCCACTTTAGTTGGTGCTGGCGGCAATGGTCTAATTACACAAGGAAACGGTAATGCTGGAACAGGTAATGGTTCTGGCGGCGGCGGCGGCTGTGTCATTAACGGTGGCGGCAACGCAGACGGCGGCGGAGGCACAAAAGGTGCAATTTTAGTTACAGAATACTCAACAAATCCTGTCATAAAATTTCCAAATCTTATCCTAAGAAGTGTCACGCGTTTAGTTACTGGTACAGCACATATAACAGGCCCGAGTACAAATCTGATAGAAATAGAGCTTGTTGGTGGTGGCGGCGGTGGCGGCGGGTGCGACGGCATTGTCAGCACAGTAACTTGCTGTTCTGGCGGCGGTGCTGGTGGCTATGGCAAAAAGGTGTTCGTTGTTACCCCGAACACATCATACACATATGCGCTTGGTGCTGCTGGAGCTGGTGGTATCGCCGGCAATAATCCTGGAACAGCAGGTGGTGACACAACATTTACTGTTAGCGGTGTAACTGTTACAGCCAAGGGTGGCTCGGGTGGGCTCGGCTCGCTCGGTGCTGCTGCTAACTTGGCACAACGTGGTGGTCCTGGTGGGGTGGCTGGAACCAACGGCGATGTAAATGCTGCGGGTATGCCGGGTGAGGTGTGCCTTCGTCAAGGAACTGCTTTCGTACTCGGTAGCTGTGGCGGTACGTCCCCTTGGGGAGCGGGTGGCATAGCCATATCAACAGCAGCAGCCGGTAGCGCCGCCATTGGCAACGGAGCTGGTGGTGGTGGCGCAACAAGCACCAGTGCTACCAACCGTGCTGGTGGAACCGGTACAATAGGGATGATTCTAGTCACTGAGTACGAGTTGGCATAACAAGTCACCAGATTAATTGTATGATGTACACGTGATCATTAGATAATTCTTTAAAAATCGGCAGTGGTTTTCTGCCTACGTATTAAAACATGTCTCTGCAACAATTACGCAATGTAAACTTTGGAAGATCAAAGCTGAATGCCACTGGTTCACTTGGAGTAGGATATCAAATTCTTGATGTTGCAGGTGCAATTGTTTCTGCAAGAACAACAACGGGAGTCTATCAAACAGCCCCTGGGATTTATGCTGTCTATGCAACGTTTACAGATAACTTTAGAGGACAAATTCTTTGGGACACAGGAACAGCCTTTCCAACAGCATCTTATGCAACAGAACAATATAATGTTGAAGAGAATGACCCAACAGTTGCGGCAATATATTCACAAACAACATATGTTTCAGGATCAATAACAGGAATCCAAGGTAGCTTGGCAAGCATGTCTTCATCAATTGGACAACTTTATGATATTCAATATGGACGATGGAAAATCGACAGCAATCAAATGATTTTTTACAAGTCAGATAATTTGACAGAAGTCGCTCGATTCAACTTGTTTGATGATCTCGGTTCTCCGTCTATGGATACAGTGTTTGAAAGAGTTAAAGTCTAGGATACAATACTCAAGTGAATAATATTGTCACGCGAGGTATGGGACGAAAACAGAGAATAGTGACACAAGGTTACGGTCGCAGCATCATTGAAGCTGTTGTAAGAGTTGCAAAACGTCTTGTTGTAATTGGTCAGTCAGGAACGAAACGTGCACTTCGAGAGCTTGAAGACGTAATAGTTTGGGCTAAATTAATAAGAGTGAATGATGTTAAGCCCGACAAGAAAATAGAGGGATTCATAAAAATAAAGCTGAATGCTGTAAAACGAATTGTAGTCACAATAGCAGAAGGCATATCAACAAGAACACACGCAGCATGGGAAGACATCAAGATAACTGTCAAGAGGATAATATGATCAGATGACAAAGTTAATAAGAAATGATGAAAAGCATTAAATTTCGGATATATATTCAAAATGGAACCGCTTAACGAAACTATAGATCTTGACATAGAAGAGAGCAACGATTTAACTTTTAAGATCAAGATGGAAGGAGCTGCAGCTTCTCCTGCAAAAGTTCGTCTTGTATGTGAGGCGGATGACGGTCTCTCTTACATGTTTAATGGTTACGGCACTGGTGAACCCGAGGTTGTTCAATTCACACTTCCAAAGATGTTTGGCAAGATGAACGAAGGAACATATTCAGCTCGCGTTGAAGTGCTCGTTGAGAATCGATATTTTGCGCCGCTTCAATTTCAGATCAATTTCAAGAAGACGCTTAGCGTCGTTGCTGAATCTATCATTGTAAAGCCAAAAGTCAGCCGTCCCGAGATCAAGGTAACGGCAGAACCAATAATTGTTGCAAAATCAGTAGCAACACCAGTTGCAATAAAGTTTGAACAAAAACCTGTTCATACAATTGCAGAAATAAAAAAGCAAGAGAAGAAATCAGAAGTAGCTGTCAAAGCCAAGATTCCTGTAACAACAGGAATGATTAGTTCACTTAAAGACAGTTATCTTACTCGTAAGTCATTGAAAAAGTGATTCATGCATTGAAATCTTGATATCTCTTTAATCTCTCGAGATCGATACATATCTTTGGAGAGTATAGTCAATGACGATTTTTGCTGACACTATAAAGCCGACACCGTTTAGTTTTTTTGATAGCGATACAAGCTTTCAAACAGAAGCTGATGCGCTTGTCGTCTATGTAAAACGCAAGCTAGGAGATGACATCCTTTCTGTTGAGCTTTCAAAGAAGCAAATTTGGGCATGCTTTGAAGAAGCAGCATGCGAATATTCTCGTTTGGTTCATGAGACAAAGATAGTATCAGAGTTGAGCAATGTTCTGGGACAACAGACAGGCTCGATTGATATGACGAACAAGTACACACTGAGATCACTTGAATATCTTCTTAGAATGGCAGAACCATATGCAACAAATGCATTTGTCGGAGGTTCACAAAATGCTGTCTTTGGTTATTTCAATATTCAGGCCGGAAGACAAGACTATGATATCTACACTGAGCTTCTGAATTTTCCTTCAGGCACAGTAATCTATGATAGTCTTGCACCTGAAAAAAGGGGCAAGCTAAAGATAGTAGAATTGTATCATGTGTCTCCGTCTGCTGCACAGAGTACACTTCTGAATGCATCAAATATTACGAATTTCTTGGCTACTAACTTCAATTATGAAAGCTATGTAAATTCAACAATATTCTACGTCCTTCCAATATTTGAGGATGTCCTGCGACGTGGCATGTTGGAGGCTGCAACACGTGTAAGGCGTTCACATTATTCATATGAAATTATGGGAACTAAGCTTCGAATATATCCGATCCCAGTCAATGATGTTCAAATTGATAAGCTTTTTTGCAGAGTTTTGCCACCGTCCGACGTGTTAAACCCAGCATATGGTGACGCATCAATAAATGGAATTTCTGGTGCATCAAATATGCCACTTGGAAATATTCAGTTTAGCACCATTAATCAACCAGGCCGCCAGTGGATCCGCCAATATACTCTTGCACTTTCTAAAGAGATTCTTGGTTTAGTTAGATCTAAATTTCAAGGAATACCAATTCCGAATGCTGATCTGCAGCTAAATGGTGAATCACTTGTAACACAAGGGAGAGAAGACAAAGATAAACTTAGCACACAAATGAAGGAATTCCTGGCACAACTCACACATCAGAAGCTTCTTGAAGCTGATGCACTCGCTGCAGAATCTCTAAATAAGCAGCTTCGTTATATTCCCATGCCAAAAGGCCGCGCAATTGTTACGGGTTAATCTAACAACTTGTAAAGGATTATAAAAATGGCACGACTATTTCTGACTCCGCGCGAACTCAACTTTATAAGTGATATAACAAAAGAGCTAATCAAAGATGTTGTCGGACAAAAAATTTACTTATATTCGATTTCTGAAATCAAAACCGATACACACGAAGTCTACAACGAAGCATTGCAAAAGATATTTGATAGTCCAATTGAACTTGATGCATTGGTAGACAGCAACTTTCAATCTGAAACAAAAGTTGATAAGTTCGGAATTGATTCACAATTTAAGCTAGAAGTATTTGTTCAATACAGAGATCTTATCGACAAGGGAATCAATATCAATATCGGAGACTTCTTCTCATTTTCAGATATCTTCTATGAAATTTCTGACAGCACAGTTATGAGAAACATATATGGTCTGCCAGAACATAAAAATGGAGTAAAGATAATAGGCATCATGGCACGTGAGGGTCTCTTTAAAGCGAAGCTAATCGGACCTACAGATATCTCTCATTCTGATGCTGATGCAATTCAGACAACATTTGTTCAACAACGTGGTATTGCTGTTAATTCTGATGGAGAACAAACTGGTGACGTGCGTGATCTTGTAAAGAACAATGTTTTGGATGCTCCTCTTACAGGAGTGAAAGAGGTATCACCTCTAGGCGATACAACATCTGCAGGATCGTCTTTCTACGACGAATAAGAAGAATATGTCAACAAGATTCAAGACAAACTCAAGATCTAACTTTGGTCAACCTGCATTGCCATCAGGATATGAGAAAGACTATGGCACGCCCGACATTACAATTCCTTCATGTGGCATCGAAGATGTTGACGTTGCAATGTTCAATTTATTCGATAATGAAATAAAGCCTGAATGTGGTGGAGGAAAACAACCCGTTGTAAAAGTACCTGTCATATTTGCTGCAGGAGAAAAATGGGCACTCTTAAAACGAGGAAGACCGCTTCGTGATAAAAATAATGTTCTTCTTCTCCCTCTTATTACAATAATGAGAACAGAGTTAAATCAGAGTCTTGCTGATGACATCACGGGCCGCGGCATAAACCAACAGATAGGCGAGATTGTTATTAGGAGAAAACTTGATAAATCGGATCGTGGTTATCAGGCCCTCATTAATCGAATTCTTCTGCCCAATCAGACGAATCTAGCTGTATCTCCGCGCGATGCTCAGGTAGAAGGACAATTGACTTCAGATAGAAAGTTAGGTCAGCTGAAAGATTCTGTTGCACGTAATGACGGAGCGTATCTCTTACCAAATCAGATGAACAACGTGTATGAGACGATTGTTGTTCCTACACCACAATTTTATACAGCAAAGTATACTGTGACAATTTGGACACAGATGACTCAGCATGCAAATCAAATCCTTGAGAAAATAATCAGTTCATTTTTGCCGCAAGGAATGTCATGGCGTCTTGACACAACAAAAGGTTACTGGTTCGTTGCAAGTGTAGATGACAGCAGCTATGCCACTGAAACAAATTTTGAGGACATGTCCAATCAGGAACGTTTCATAAAACACACATTCACTATAAGTGTACCTGCGTATTTCTTTGTCGCAAAATCACCTGGCATGCCCATACCAATTAAACGATATGTTTCGTCACCCTTCATAAGCTTTGAAGACGTCTCATCAATAAATGACATCAATGAGATAGGAAGCCCAAGTTCAGACAGCAAATATGTCCTTGGTTCAGATGATCCAACTTTGCCACTTGATGATGTTGCAAATAATCGCAGAGACCAAAGAACAACAGGCTGGAGAAAACAGAAAGTTTATCCTATCTTTGCAGACGTTGCCGAGGGCAAACCAGAACCAATCATCCCAGATGAACGATCAAATGATCCGGCAATGACGACACTGCCTAGAGGATTTTCTATAAGCGTAGTAGGTAAAGGCAGACAAGGAGAGACTGTCTATACAGGCGCATCACTTGGTGAACTTGATATCATCATAATTGATTGATATACGATCTGGTGTGAAATTTTACAGTCGCACAAAGATTACTGACTCTAACACAGATAGTTATGCTGTGAGATTATTAGTCTCAAGGAGATAAACCATGGCTGAGCAGACATTTAAGTCGCCAAATTTTTACGAACGTGAAGTTGATCTTTCAACACCAGTCACAACTGGTCCTGTTGGTGTACCAGCGAGTGTGATTGGAACATCAAACAAAGGTCCTGCATTCGTTCCTGCTACTGTAGCAAATTTTGATGAATTCAAGCAGACGTTCGGCAACCTTGATCCAAAACAACCTGGGCCGTATGCTGCAAAAGAATTCTTAAAACATCGTGCAGCCTTAACTTTCACAAGAGTTCTTGGTGCAGGAGCAAATTCAACTGATACACATCTTGCTAATACTCTGACATATGGAACTGTTCACAATGCAGGTTTCATTTTATCTGCTTCTGCTCATGCAGCACCGCTTGATAATAGAGATCCTGGTGTTGTTCAGCTGCTTGTTGCAAAACATGTAACAACAGTTAATGGTTCTCTTGGCATGCCAATGTTTCAGGATAATGACACAATGAATGGCTCAGATCGTATCAATCTTGTTCGAGGTCTCATTATGACACCCTCAACAGCAAGAATTATGATTCTTTCTTCATCAGCAGCAGTTCCTTCTAGTTTAACTACACTCACTGATTCTACGTTTGCTGCAGCCGATACAAAGTTTAAGATAATCATTTCTTCTTCTTTGGGCGCGCCATTCTCTAAAGTAGATGGTGTCTCAGGAATAAGAGTTCTTACTGCTTCTTTCGATCCTTCAAATAAGGATTATTTTGCGAAAATACTCAATACTGACCCAGACAAGTTTTATCAAGAACAACACTATCTCCATGCTGACTTTGCAGTTGATGTAAATGCTGCATATGTTTCAGCATCGTGTGAGATTGCAATTCTTTCTGGTTCGAGCAATACATCACTTAATGGTAATTCAAGCAGATCATTCAGAGAAGTATTCGGTTCATATGACAAGAGATTCAGTGCACCTGAGACATCTTTCTTCATATCACAGCCGTTTGGTCAGACTGAGTATGACCTCTTTAAATTCGAGGCTCTTGATGACGGCGAATATGCAAATAAACTGTACAAGATCTCTATATCTAACGTAAAGGCATCAGTCGACAATTCAAATAAGTTCGGTACATTCAATGTACAGGTTAGAGACTGGGCAGATACAGATACTAGCCCTAATGTTATCGAACAATTTTCAAATTGTTCATTGAATCCACTGGCTGAAAATTACGTTGGTAGATTAATAGGTGATCGCAAGG